CATTACGCCGTCTTTGGATTCATAAGTGCGTTGCATAAGACCGATGCCATTGCTGTTTAAAGCATCAATGACGGCCTCAATGCAATTAGATAGGTCAGCGTACTTAGACCGAAAATGCGGGTTTGTGGAGGTTTTAAGAGCTGGCCCAAACTGGCGCTGTGCTTTAACAAATGCTGCGGCGATGTTTTTTCCGATTGGTGTTTCCATGATTTTTTCCTTTAGTAATACCATTTAGGGCCACAGGTCACATCAACGATGGTCTCTGCGGTATAGCCATTAATCTTGCGTTTGCCATAAATTGTGATGGCGCGAAGTCCTGAGGTTTCGCATTGCTTAACAGCATCAATGACTTCATTCCTGCCCATTGCTTGGATTTGCTTATCCATGATGAGCTGCTGTTCGGTCATCTTTGGTTCGCTGGCGCAACCGACCAGCACCAAGAGTAAAAGTGCGTATTTCATGAGATTCCTTAAAAACTGTTGTTGGCTAAACCGTTGATGACAGATGCGACACGTTGGTGGCTAGGTGGCTCATAACCTGCGTATTGTTTGACCTCTGCCTCAATCCATTTGTAATGCAGCTTGGGTATGTCGTAGGTGACGTCTAAGCCATCTTTAAAAATAAAAATGTCAAAGTAGCCATCCATTTCATAGTCTTCAGGCTCAGACCATGACCATTTAACGGTAACTTCATCCCAAATCAAATAGGTGATAAATTCACCCTCATCACCGTCATCTAGCATGATGCTCTCCAAACAAATAGGTCAAGAGCAACCACCACGATGGCGGTAACCGATACGATCCACATGGCGACTTGCGCCCAATCGGTAGGTTTTTTATAGGTTTCTATTTCAAACATGGGTGATCCTTAATGGGGCTTGCGCCCCTTGGGTTTAAGAATAATTGCGGAGGCAATTTAATGGGAGGGCTATTTCGCCCCTAGAAACGCGACCGCTAGATGGGTCATAAGGCTTGAGCTGCGCCCAACGCTCACCGCCAATAATGCGAAAACCTAAGATAACAAACACGCCAGCTTTGTGGCCTGCTACGATTTGATTTAGAGAAAATGTCATTTCTGACTCCTAAAAGACCCTATGCGAAATTGCTGGGGCATGGATGTATTGTTAAGCCAACTAAACAAACAGTCAAGGATTATTTGTAGGTGTTTTCCCTAATGTCGCTTATTTGTTAATTAGGCTTTACAATCCACATATGACAAAACAGCAATTAGTACAGTTGGCAGGCTCACAGAGTGAGCTTGCTAGGCTATTAAAGATTTCAAGGGCGGCGGTGTGTTTGTGGAAAACCGTGCCTGAGTTGCGAATGCGCCAGCTTAGAGACTTGCGTCCTGAGTGGTTTGTGGTTTAACATTGTTTGAAACACGGCTAGGGTAGCTCCCGAAAAGACGATTCGTTACCGTCCTGCCGCAGTTTCTTTTTGTAACGATGACCGACAACGTGAGGTTTATATGTTATTGATACCTAAAAATTGGGCTGTATTTCAGCACTATAAAAATCGTCTGCCGCCGTGGATAAAGTTGCACCGTGAACTCCTAAACGATAGGGTTTACATGAGCTTGCCACTTGCTAGCAAGGCGATAGCACCATTGATGTGGTTGCTAGCATCCGAATCAAAAAATGGTAGTTTTGATGGCTCATTAGATGAGCTTGTGTTTAGGTTGCACATTACAGAAAAAGATTACCGAGATGGTGTTAAACCATTGATTGATAAAGGATTCTTTATTGATGCTAGCAAGACGCTAGCAAACAGCAAGCAAGTTGCTACCTCAGAGAGAGAGGCAGAGAGAGAGGCAGAGACAGAGAAAACCTATATATGTCCACCTAACGGTGAACTTGATCCAGTACCGATTAAAAAATTACCCGAATGCGATCACAAAAATGTAATTGAGCTATACCACCAAAACTTGCCCACAATGCGTAGGGTAGAGGTTTGGAACGAAACCCGAGCTGGTTACCTTAGACAACGATGGCGAGAAGTAGCTACCGAGCTTGCACAGGAAAAAGCAATTGAAGTTGGTGATGTGCTTAACTGGTGGGCTGAGTTTTTCCAATCTGTTGGCAAATCAAGATTTTTGACAGGCAGGGTCAACAGTAAGGATGGTCGGGCTTTTGTTGCCGATCTTGAGTGGATTCTTAAACCAAACAATTTTGCAAAAATCGTGGAGGGGAAATATCATGGCAATAACTAAATTTACCCAAAAAAGAGATGATGCGTTTGATGATGTACAGCGCTTAATGTGTAGTGTGCATGGATGCCAAAGTCGTTGGTCTGTCCATATGGATGGAAACAAGCCAAAATGTTCAAAACACGCATGGCAAAAAGAAGATTACAAAATGCCTGACTTAAAAGAAGTTTTTAAAAATTCTAGCCCTGTAAAACATTGGCAAGATGATGAGGAGGTATTTTGAATGAGCTGGCATTATTTGCGGGAAGTGGCGGGGGAATCCTTGGAGGACATTTGCTTGGGTGGCGAACCGTTGCCGCCGTTGAAATCGAAGATTACCCACGCAGAGTTCTACTCCAACGGCAAGCTGATGGATTCCTACCTAGATTCCCTGTGTGGGATGACATTTGCACCTTTGACGGACACCCCTGGCGAGGCAAAGTCGATGTCATCAGCGGGGGTTTTCCGTGTCAGGACATCTCAGCCGCAGGCAAAGGAGACGGACTTGACGGAGAAAGGTCAGGATTATGGACACACATGGCGAGGGTGGTTAGCGAAGTTCGACCCCCTTTCGTGTTCGTGGAGAACAGCCCAATGCTCACTACTAGGGGAGGAACACGAGTTATTGCAGACCTTACCCAAATGGGGTATGACACGAAATGGGCTGTTATGGGAGCTGCCGATGTTGGAGCGCCGCATCAGAGAGACAGAATGTGGATTGTTGGAAAAATGGGCAACTCCCACAACAATGGACAAATTGCCGCCAAAGTCAGAACAAGCCCTATTGAGAGAAGCAACAGTCACAAGGTCAGGCAGAAGCAAACCAGCCAACTTAAGGGATCAAGTAAGCAACATGATGAAGTGGCCTACACCAGTACATTCGGAAGCAAGGCAAGGTTTACAAATACGCAGGGATGGCAAGAAAGGGACACAAACAAGTCTCAGCACAGCAGTATTGACCTGGCCAACGCCAAGAACGGCGGGAATGTGTGGCGGAAGTGGGAGCTGGGATTTGCTGAACAAGAATACAACCGTAGAAGAAGCAAGGCAAATGGGAGCAGGGAATGGTGGTCAGTTGAACCCAACGTGGGTAGAGTGGCTCATGGGGTGGCCCATAGGGTGGACAGACTTAAAGCCATTGGAAATGGACAAGTCCCATTGTGTGCAGCAACCGCCTGGAGAATCCTAAATGAACTATGAACACGCAAAAGCTATATTGGATCGGGTACGGGATGGCATAGCCTACCCAGCCCACACAATTCAAAAAGCACTAGAAATGACAGGTGACATTGATGGATACATCAAAGGAATGGATGCGGGAGACCGAAGCGCGGGAGTGGATCAAGCGTTATCGGCAGAAAGTGATCGAGGAGGGAAAATCGGAAGCCTTAGGCTGGTGGCAGATGACCTTATCCGACATAGCAAAAAGGCGTGGTCAAGCCGCCGCTGACCAACTACGCAAAGACATGAACAAGCTAAAAAAATGAGATATGCCGCCCGAGTTGATGCAAACCAAGATCAAATTGTTGCCACATTAAGGGCTGCTGGCGCTTTTGTTTGGATTATTGGCTTGCCAGTTGACCTTTTGGTCGGCTACAAGAATCACACATTCTTGGTGGAAATCAAAAGTACCTCCAAAAAGCGTTTAACGAGCTTACAAGCCGACTTTTTTGAAAGTTGGTGCGGAGGTACATTGGCAAAGATTGACAGCCCTGACGGGGCTTTAAGAATGATTGGAGTTTTAAAATGAAACCCGAAGAAGCGGCGCAAGCCATCCGAGACAAAGCGCCAGCTTACGGCGAAGCTAAAGCCCAACGGGTTTACCTTGAGGAATTCCGAAAAAGCCAAAAAGCCTTGCTGATGAAAGATGCCTTGGAAATGGGATATGAGGCGGCAAATGCCCAAGAACGAGAAGCCTACGCAGACCCAAAATATCACCAGTTACTTAAAGGTTTGGCTGCGGCAATTGAAAAAGAAGAAACCCTTAAATGGGAGATTGAGGCGGCTAGGCTTGACATTGAGATTTGGCGAACACGCGAGGCCACAAATAGGATGCAAGACAGGGCGCACCAATGAAATGCCCCGAATGCGGGACATGGACAATCGTTAAAGAAACAAGAATATCCACAGGTAACACACGCAGAAGGCGTTTGGAATGCGCCAATATGCACAGATTTTCCACATTGGAGACCATAGTTGATAGAAAAACATTTATACGTCAGAAGCAAAAAACTGTTAAAACTGGTGGCGAGTCTTGATTGCCAAGCCTGCGGGTCGGGTCACATGGTGCAGGCAGCGCACACCAATTGGGGCGGCGGCAAGGGTAGAGGCATTAAAGCTGATGACAACCTAGTGGCGGCGCTGTGCCTTAAATGCCATTACGAAATCGACCAAGGCAAGAATTTAAGCCGTGAAGAACGGCAAGAAAAATGGCTACACGCCCATGTTGCTACGGTTGCAAGGTTATGCGACACAGGCGATTGGCCTGCCGATGTGCCTATGCCTACAATGGACAACACGGGTGCAGTTGCCAATTAACCCGTTAGGGGGTTTTACGACCCCCTTTTTTTTGATATAGTGGGTTTATGAACGAAGAAGTTTCAGAATTTGTTGCCACCTTGTTGCATTCCAGCACGGTTACGCATTTCATGCACTGGTCAACAGACAGCTTTGCCAAGCACATGGCATTGGGAGAATACTATGCCGAAATTATTGAATTGGTTGACCAATATGCGGAAGCGTATATGGGGCGCTATGAACAGCTTAAAAAGTTCCCTGATGAATTTCATCTCGAAAAAGACCCCGTAAAGTATTTGGACAACCTTAAAGATTTTGTCGAGGAAGCACGAAAAGAGTTGCCCCAAGACACAGAATTGCAAAATCTTGTTGATGAAATCGCTGATTTGATCAATTCGACTTTGTATAAATTGCGATTCCTCAACTAAGGAGAAACCCTATGAAAGAAATGAACAGCAAATACGGTTATGGCAACCAAGCAAAATTGGCTGGCAACCCTGCCCCCGAAATGGTAAGCAAAGGAAGCGTTAAAAACAACATTCCTAAAGCCATGACCAACATGGTTGGTGCTGACAAGAAATTTGATGGTGGAAAAACTAGCGGTGTGGCTTATGTCCATGACCGCAAGTGCTATCAGGATTAAGCGTAAACCCACGCCAAGGCTAGTTGGCGGGGCTTACTGACCAAACAAAAAAGGAGTTTTGAGTGGCTGATGAACATTCTAATTGCGGCGGCTGTCGGTTTTTCCGAAGCCAACAGATTATGGGCGTGTGCCGCCTATATCCACAGCAGCAAAACAAGCACGAATCAGATTGGTGTGGTCAGTATCAGGTAAAAGAGATCAAAATGGTCAATCTGCCTGTGTACGACATAACCACCGATCAAATGACCGCCCCAAAGCGCAAATATGTGAGGAAAGCCAATGCTGAAGCCTCTGCGTGACCGTGTGGTGGTTAAGCCACTGACCCGAAACTTGTCTGACATAATCTACGTCAACAATAAAGAGCCTTTTAACGAGGGAACAATTGTGGCGATTGGTTCAATGGTGACCGATTGCCAAGTTGGTGACTTTATCAAGTATGGAAACGGGGATTACCTTAACTGGCCCGTTCACCGTATTGATGACCAAGACTATCAAATCATTCAAGAAGCGGACATTTGTGCCGTTGTGGAGGCTTAAAAATGGCGACCAAAGCTGGCTTGTATGCCAATATTCATAAAAAACAAGAACGTATCGAGCGCCAAAAGGCGGCGGGTAAAACGCCCGAGCGCATGAGAACGCCAGGCGCTAAAGGCGCACCCACTGCCGAAGCCTTTAAACAATCTGCTAAGACGGCAAAAAAGAAATGACCAAGCACGATAAGCCCATTCCCCACAAAACTACGGGTAAGGGTAAAACCTATAACCCAACAGAAAAGGGTGCGGGATTGACCGCCAAGGGTCGTGCTGAATACAATGCAAAGAACAATGCAAATTTAAAACCACCCGCCCCAAATCCAAAGACCAAGGCAGATGCTGGCAGAAAAGCTAGTTTTTGCGCTAGGATGGAGGGGGTAGTTAAAAACGCCAAAGGCCCAGCGGAACGAGCCAAGGCATCTCTCAAAAACTGGAATTGTTAAAGGAAATATTATGTCAAACTCAGTAGCAATAGGCGTTGCATATAGCGACCCCGAATTCACAACTTGTTATGCCAGCCAAGAAATTGGCTATTCAGCCGCCGCCCAAGGTGCTGTAACTCAGGCAACCGACAAATCAACTGGCGTGACTTTGAACAAGTCTGCTGGTCGCATCACAATGAACAATGCGGCATTGGCTGGTAGCACTGCTGTATCGTTCATCTTGACCAATAGCACAATATCTATTAATGACACAATTATTGTGTGTGTTTCTAGCAATACCACTGGTAGCGCCGCTGGTGCTTACACCACTTACGTTTCGTATTTGGCGGCTGGTTCAGCTTTGATCACATTGCGTAATTTGACTGCTTCCACTTCATATTCTGAAGCCGTAATTATCAACTTTTCGATTATTCACGGTCAATCATGAACGTAGAGCAAGTGCAAAAGCGTTTGGAAGAACTTCAAGCGCAGGCAAAGCAACAAGAGGCTGTCTTGTTTCAAATCTCAGGGGCGATACAAGACTGCCAGTTTTGGCTAAACGAAATGTCCAAGGAGAAGGCAAATGCCGTTGATCAAGTCAATGACCCCCAAAGCAATGAGTAAAAACATTGCCAAGGAAATGGAAGCTGGCAAGCCTCAAAAGCAAGCCGTTGCCATTGCCTATTCGGTAAAGCGTGAAGCCATGAAAGACAAAAAAGCAAAGCCTAAAAAGTGAAAATCACCCAAAAGAAAGTCACAGAACTAATCCCTTATGTAAAAAACAGCCGCACCCACAGCGATGAGCAAGTGGCACAAATAGCGGCAAGCATTAAGGAATTTGGCTGGACTAACCCGATACTGGTGGACGGAAGCAACGGCATCATTGCGGGGCATGGCAGGCTATTAGCCGCCCGTAAGCTAGGCTACACAGAAGTGCCCACCATAGAACTGTCTGACCTAACAGAAACACAAAAGAAAGCCTACATCATTGCTGACAACAGGCTGGCGCTAAACGCTGGCTGGGACAATGAAATGCTGACCATAGAGTTGAACGACCTATTGGCAGACGGTTTTGCCTTGGAAATGCTAGGCTTTGACCCCAAAGAGTTAAGCGCTTTACTAGAGCCTGAGGTAATTGAAGGGCTTACAGACGAAGATGCTGTTCCTGACGTGCCTGATGAGCCAAGTACAAAGTCGGGCGACATATACCAGTTGGGTAAGCATAGATTGATGTGTGGCGATTCTTGCAGTTTGACCGACATGGAAAAGCTGTGCGATGGGCAATTGGTGGATATGTGGCTAACTGACCCTCCATACAATGTTGCTTATGAAGGCGGCACAGGGCTGACAATCCAAAACGATAATATGGGCGATGACCAGTTTCGGCAATTCTTAAGAGACGCTTATGTAACCGCAGACTTGGTGATGAAGCCAGGCGCGGTGTTCTACATTTGGCATGCCGATTCAGAAGGCTACAACTTTAGGGGCGCAGCACACGATGCTGGTTGGAAAATACGCCAATGCCTGATTTGGAAGAAGTCATCTATGGTTATGGGTAGGCAAGACTACCATTGGAAGCATGAGCCTTGTTTATATGGGTGGAAGGAAGGCGCAGGACACTTATGGGCGGCTGACCGAAAGCAAACCACCATCCTTGAGTTCGACAAACCCACAAAGAATGGCGAACACCCAACTATGAAGCCTGTTGCGCTATTTGAATACCAAATGCTTAATAACACCAAAGGCGGCGACATAGTGCTGGATTCATTTGGTGGAAGCGGTACAACAATGTTGGCGGCTGAAAAGCATGGTCGCTACGCACGGCTTATGGAGTTAGACCCTAGATATTGCGATGTAATCGTAAAGCGTTGGGAAGACTTCACAGGCAAAAAAGCCGTATTATTGGCAAACCAACCCGAATCAGTAAACTAATGTAACACTTCCCCTCTATAAAATGTCTGACGCACACGAACCAACGCCCGAAACCCAAAAGCTGGTCGAATCCAGTAGTGGATTGGGCTTGCCGCATGAATCCATAGCGGTGCTGGTGGGAATTGATGACAAGACTTTGCGTAAACACTACCGCCATGAGTTGGACATGGGTAAAGCCAAAGCCAACGGGCAAATAGCCAAAACGCTGTTTCAAAAGGCTACATCAGGCGACACCACCAGTTTGATTTGGTGGACAAAGACTCAAATGAAATGGTCAGAAACCGTTAAGGCCGAGGTTACTGGCGCTGATGGTGAGCCATTGCAAGGCATACAAGTAACCTTTGTAAAGCCTAATGAGTGAAGTCCAAGACGCTATTGCAAGGGCAGAATTCCCTGTAAAGCTGGAAGGATTGTTCAAAAAAAGCCGTTACAAGGTTGCCTACGGCGGCAGGGGCGGAGCTAAATCTTGGGGTATTGCTAGGGCATTGTTAATCCTTGGCGCTAAAAACCCGTTGCGTATCCTATGCGCTCGAGAATTCATGACCTCAATGCGGGATTCAGTGCATAAATTACTGTGCGACCAAATTGAAAGCTTGGGCTTGCTGGGTTTTTACGAAATTACCCAAGCCAGCATTAGAGGCAAGAATGGCACAGAATTTGCATTTGTTGGCCTTAAAAACAACATTGCCAACGTCAAATCCTATGAGGGCGTGAACATTTGTTGGGTGGAAGAAGCCCAAACGGTGAGCCGCCTGTCTTGGAATGTGCTGATTCCTACCATTCGAGCCGAGGGCAGCGAGATATGGATTTCGTTTAACCCCGAGTTGGAAACAGACGAAACTTATCAGCGTTTTGTGGCAAAAGCCCCCGAGGATTGCATCACCATGCGGGTGAACTGGTCGGATAACCCTTGGTTTCCCGAAACCCTGAGGTTGGAAAAGGATTCTCTAAAAGAACGTGACGAGGAAGCCTACAACCAAGTTTGGGAAGGTTTGTGCCGACAAACGGTGGATGGGGCTATCTTTGCCAAGGAAATGCAACAAGCCGAGAAAGAGGGGCGCATTACCCGTGTGCCTTACGATGCCACCAAGCCAGTTCATGCGGTGTTTGACTTGGGTTGGTCGGACAGTACCGCTATATGGTTCTTGCAGTTTATAGGTATGGAGACTAGGCTAATTCGATATATTGAGGACAGCCAAAAGACCATCAGCTATTACATGGCGACTATGCAAACCTTTGGTTATGTGTATGACACCATTTGGCTACCGCATGATGCTGAAAACAAGACACTGGCGGCGGCGGGGCGGTCAATTGACGACATTGTTAGGGCGGCAGGCTATAAGACCCACATCCTACCCAAAGTGCCAATTGTGGATTCAATCAACGCTGCTAGGACAATATTCCCTAATTGCTGGTTTGACCGTGAACACGCCGCCGATGGGTTGGCTTGCCTACGCCATTACCGATATGAGGTAGACCCCGACACAGGGCAATTCAGCCGCAACCCCTTGCACGATCATTATTCCCACGGGGCTGACGCATTTCGCTATATTGCCCTTATGATTAAAGAGCCTGCCAAGCGCAAGAAACCAGCGCAGATGGCCACGGTTGGCAATTGGATGGGTTGACATGAATAGAATTGACATTACTCCACAAATTTTGCATTCTGAATTTGATTATTCAAATGGTCATTTATTGTGGAAAAA